ACGCTTCTTTAAGTTCCTTTCTTGTGATAAGAACTAATTCGTTATCATCATTAAATGGTTCACCATTAATAATGCGGTTAGCTTGCTCACTGGTAGCACAGTCTACGATTGTAATGTCTTGTCTTTTCATGACGCGTATAGATTTAATTTAGGTAAACAAAGAAAGCTGTTAGATAAGAAAAGAATTCTAGATAAAGAGTACTATTAAGAGAAGGAGACCATAAGTCCCCCCTCACGCGTTAGACCCTCTCGTGCTGGAGCTAGTCTCCAATGGCTACTCTTGCGTATGCAATAATGGTTAACACAACTGATACAAACCACGCTAGTGGATGCTCCGTAATTGTGTGGAACCCTATAGTAGTTACACATGCAAGGACAAACCCTAATACTCCCACGTTTAATATAATTACAACAGGGAAGAACAGTACTGAAATGAACTCTATGAATTTTTTCATGGCGTTATATTATTTAAGTAAAAAAAGAAAAGAGCACCTAAGTGCTCAGTTCATCACAGCTTGAACGGTTTCTAAGAAGCAGATAGCCTCTGACTTAGAGGTTTCTTGCATATCAAAGAAGATTGGTCTGATAAGACCTAATGGCATACAACGTTGCTTACATGCCATAAATAGTAGGACTCTTTCGTGCATAGTATTTGATTTAAGGAAAAAAAGAACTGCACAGCATTACCTGTTTACAGTTCTCCTCTTTACTACGCCACACTAATATCTTTTCTGGTTATGGCACGTGCGGCGAGCTTACCATAATTACCAGATTGTACTAAGTTCCATACCTGATCTTCAGCATGAAATTTACTTGCTGCTTGTACGCGGGTAGTTCCTAGAATACCCACTCGTACTATATAACTGCGTGTGTCCATAAACAAAAAAAGAAACACGTTAGTGTGGTGTTTCTCTTCTGTTGCCAGGATTTCCCCCCGAGTCTTAGCTCATATGTTCGCGTCATTACATCTCGTATCTCCAGAGATGGAGATGAGATGTCTCTGCATCAATAGGAGTAACAACAATATCACGCAAGTGATACTTATGTCTCCATTGATTTAGGAGTTTCTGAATGTGCGCATGAGTTCCTGTAGTAACTACAGCTTCCCAACGCTCATCAGAAATGACGCGAACAATGCGTTGTGCTTTGTCCATAAACAAAAAAAGAATAAGCATGCAAAAACAAAAAGCCCGTTAAGGGCTTTCTTGTTAGAATGGTAAACCAGTTTCCCAGCAAGGTTCTGGTTCATGCTCAGCTGCGTTCATGCGTAGTTCGCATTCTAACTCAGCATAGTGTATTAACTCTACGAGCTCTTCATCGCTTATGCTCGTAATAAGAGCGATTATGAATTTCTTCATGGCGTATATATTTAATTTAAGCAAATAAAGAATATAGAAAGCTGAGAGCAGGTCTCCTTGCATGTAGTAGATTGGTAGCTGAGCAAGGTGCTGCTCGCGAGTGAGCGAGAGAGCAAGCCTAGCGAAGCAAAGATTTCTAGATAGAGATTGTAGGGGGGTGGGTTCGTTTCTAGTTTTTCCAAACTACTCTGTAGATTTATGGGGGGTACCACCCTACCGTTGCATAGCTCGGGGCTTTGGTATAAGGGACCAATCCCCCTCTCAAATATATTCTTGTTTTGTATACCGAAAGTATTATATTTGTTTCAAAATAAATCAACTATGAAATTACTAGGAAATAGAATTATGGTTCTTAAACCACAAGCTCCAGAATCTTTAATTGAACTTACAGATGAGGCTAAAGCTTCTATGGAAGAAGAGATGATGAAAAGATGGAGTAAATTAGAGGTTACTCATATAGGAGATGAAGTTACTAAAGTTGAAGTGGGTAATAAGGTTTATATTGGCGCGGCGGCTTTAAAGTCTGCTGAGATTGTCCAGCTTGAAGAAAAGTTCCACTTTTTGGTAAATACGCAATCAGTACTTATTGTTTATGAGGATTGAGTTCGGTATAAATAGTTTTACTACTTGGACTCTTGGGTTAATATATTCTCCGGGTGAAGATGAGGTCTATGGTAAATACCAAGAATTTGAAATAGGGCTACTTATTTTCTATCTCTCTTTTAAAGTGTACATATAATTTGTATATTATTATATAATTGTATGTATCATGGGTTTAGGTAATAAGTATACAGAAGGATCTAAGAAATCTAATTTCAGATTTCAAAGAACGTTTTTAAAACTTCTCCAGAAAATACTGGATAATCTAACCCTTTAATTATTTGCTATGAGCTTAGGTAATGGTAATCCAAGAGAGGGAGACAAAGGTTCTAACTTTAGTTTTGAAAAATCTGTTTTAAAGATTCTTCAATCGATTAGTACTGCAACTGAAGGCGGTCTTGGCGCTCCAGCTGTGACAGTTCAAGAAGTGGGGGGAGTTATTAACTCAGGGATTCCTGGTAGTAGTATTGCTGTATTATCTACCCAAACTGATGGGAGGATAGACGCGGGGTTTAGTAATAGTCAAGCTATAACCCTTTCCAATCTCACTAATTTTGAAAACTATATTACAGATATAGCAAGTAACTTTAGCGGTCTTGTTCATTTTGAATTAGCTATTTCAGCTAATACCATAGCTAACGGTGCTTTTGTTAATGTTTGTGTAGGAGTTGGGTCTTTAAAAGACGATGTTACTATACTTGATGTTACAAATACCTTTGATACAAACAACTTAGTACTTAGCCAAACTAATAACGGTTTTGCTACAATAAGTGGTACAATTACAGTATCAGTACCAGTAAACAATCCTTGTTTTATTATTGGATTAAGAAACTCTAACGCTGTCGCAGCATCTACAGGTATTACAAGGGTAACCGGTCGAGTTACATTTGAACATTGAGATGTAATTACAGTGTTAGCAGACAAAAAAGGTAAATAATCATCGAAAATAACTAAAATGGCCACAGATTTAATATTTGAACTTTTAGCCGTAGTAGGAGCACTAATAGGAACATACGTTAAAATGAGCACAGAAATTAGCAAATTACAATCCAGAATCATTACTTTAGAGCAAAGTAAAGATGAGATTTCTGAAATGCTTAAAACTCTACATAAAGATCTAGGTGAAATTAAATTGCTTTTGGCACGTAAACAATTGGACACATAATGGATACTTATAACTATATTTATATTCCAGCACTTGGAATTTTAGGAATTGCTTTTGTTTTTGTATTTATCATTAGCATTATTGCTAGAATGCATCAAGGTAAGATTGCGGATAAAAACAAAAACTTTATACCGGATCCTGTTGAAAATGCAGCTAAGGAAATTAAAAAAAGATCTGCTCGAGTTAAAGAAGAAGTAGATGATGTTGCTGAAGATATTATAAATGCTGTAAAAGGTATTGATGATATTCCTAAAGCAGCTAAAGGTGCAAAACGTAGAGGTAGACCTAAAAAAAGTCAGACTAAATAATATTGTTTTGTTTATTGCGCATGGTTAGTACAGAGGAGCTCGTTTTGATACGAGCTTTTTTGTGCTTAATAAATAAATGAAACTTTGGAAGTTTAAACTAGTTATTATATATTTGATTAAACTTAAAAAATTCAAATATGTCTGAAAACCAACAAGCATCTCCTGAAGAGATGGAAAAGCGTAAAAAAGAACTTATAGATTTTTACACTGATCAGATTCCTGTACTCCAATTACGTAAGGAATATGAAGAACTGCAAACTAAAATTCAAGAGCTACAAACAAAAAAAGCTTACGCCCAAGCTCAGTTAGCTCAATTGTTATACAAAGATAAACCAGAAGAAGATGGCGATAGTAAATCAGGTGAGTAAAGTTGTAAAAATGGATCATTGGAATATTGTTAAGTATCAAATTGCTACACACTGCTACTTAAAGGATATCCAAATATCTAAACCGGACTTAAGTTGTTTAACGTTCTTAGCCTTATCTGGCGAACGTGAACTACCTGAGTTTTGTGAATTAGCTGCAGAGCACGGTATTTTTAAAACCGCACAATCTGTTCGTAATGCTTTAACTAAAGCAGAAAAGAAAAAGCTAATTACTAAAGACGGTAAGAATAAAAAAAAGATTAAAATTGCCTCTGACATAAATGTTCAGACAGACGGTAATATTCTTCTTGTACATAAGATTGTGCATATAGCAGATGAAAAAAAGTAAGGATATAATAAAGACGATTGTTTCTAAACTTTCTCATGATCAGGAGATTATAGAAAGTGTGATTGACTTTTATTGGTCATCCGTAAGAAAAAAGGTAAGTTCTTTAAATTACCATCGTGTATATCTTGAATGTCTAGGTGATTTTTATGTGAGATTAAAACCCTTAGAGGGGTTTATGAAAAGACAATTGTTTTATGTAAATAAACTAGACCAAACAAATTTTCAGAACTTTCCCAGGTATCAAGAAGCAAAAGAAAGACTGGAAAAAATGGAACGAGTTTATGAAATAATCCAATCAGAAATGAATCGTAAAAACCAAATTAAAAATGAACGTAATAAGAAAGATTAAACTAATACTACAAGGTTGGTGGTATAGTCTATTTAAAAATATTCAAGTAGAGAAACTAGCAGCAAAAAGGATGCAGATTTGTATGAAGTGTGACCTGATCGATGAGGAAGGTAAATCATGCGCTGTACCTGGAACTCAACCATGTTGCGGTTCTTGCGGATGTGCACTTTCTGCAGCTACCAGATCTCCTGATTATTCATGTCCTCTAAATAAATGGTAATGGCAATAGTATTTGAACCAAAAGAACATAAGTATGTAAGCATTGATCCAAAAGATAACATTAAATGGACTAGTGTAACTAGTTGTATATCTTTATTTAAAGAACCATTTGATGCTGAAGCAATAGCTGTAAAGTCTTCAAAGAATAAGAAATCTAAATGGTACGGGCTACCTGCCGAAGAGATTAAACTAAGATGGAAACAAGAAGGCGAAAGAGCTACAAAGCTTGGATCATGGTACCACGATCAACGAGAGCACGATGTTTTACAACTAAATAGTATTACGCGTGAGGGCGTCATGTTACCTGTATTTAATACCGAGGAACATGATGGCTTAAAAAAAGCACCTGATCAAAAACTTACTGAAGGTATTTATCCGGAACACATGGTTTACTTAAAGTCCGCGGGGTTATGCGGCCAAGCAGACCGTGTTGAAGTAGTTAATGGTAGAGTTAATATCTACGATTATAAAACTAATAAGGAGATTAAAATGCAGTCATATGTAAACTGGGAAGGTATAAGTAAAAAAATGTACGGACCGGTCTCGCATTTAGATGATTGTAATTATAATCATTATAACCTACAGTTAAGTATCTACATGTATATCATTTTAAAGCACAATCCTAAGTTAAAGCCAGGGATTCTAGCTATTGATCACATTAAGTTTAAAGGAGAACTTGATGAATACGGTAGTAGAGTTCTTGAATACGATGCTAATTTTGATCCTATTGTAGAAGATATTACTCGTTATGAGATGCCTTACTTAAAAAAAGAAGTAATCGATATTACTAAATACCTAAAAGCCAATGCCTCAACTTAATGCAAACCTTCCATACATAGAGTGTTTTATTCGCAATGAATATATAAAAGATGAATCTGGAGTTACTCCTGGTTATATATTTGGCGTTAAGTCTATGATTAACAGACCTTTACATTTTCATTTTCAGTCACATTTTGGTGCAATCTTTTGGAACATGCCTATTTCAGCATTTGTACATCTTAATGAATATGATCTTTTAGATGAAGATGAAGAGCGTAGGTTATCTTTACTACAATCATGGGATTGTCAAAGTAATAATATTGCAGTTACCACTTTTGCTTTTTTGCAAAACAAACAAGTAGATGTTTTTTGCAGAGATCTAATCTGGAGAACAGGTATCTATATAACCACAATAGATGATTACGAAGGTGATTTGAATGAATTAAATGTTGGTTATGCAAATGACCAGGATAGTAAGTGTTACCATTTAATAGCTTTAAACGATGGGAACTTCTGCGCACAACCAAATAATTTACTTAGATGGCATAACGCAGATTTTGTAGTACCTTATAATAAAGAGAACCCACCAAAATTAAGCATATTTAAAACACCTCTTTCTTCAGAAAGAATTGATAGGACTTATGGAAATAGTCCATATTACTTTTATGGGGCGGGGGATAAAAAAGAAGAAGATGACAGTAAAACTATTTGACATACAAAATAACAAAGTTGTTCCTACAGAACATTGTTATACTATTGGAAGTTTAAAAAAACTAATGGATGAGTATCCGGATGATTATCTAAAGATTTATCAGTATCTTTTCTATATGACCTGTCCGAACCCTGATCTTAATCCTTTTTTTAACATAGCAGAAGATGATAAAGAAGAGGTTATACTTGAACAGATTGATTCAGAGTTTTCTGTTGAAGATGATTCAATCAGAGAGGCTTTACAAGTTTGTAAAAAGTTATATGAAACTCCTACATCTAGAGCATACAATGGTATCAAACAAATGCTGGATAGGCTAGCTGAATACATGGAAACTACTCCTATATCTCATGGTAGAGATGGGAATATTAATTCTCTTGTTAATGCTGCTGCTAAATTCCAACAGATTCGAGATTCTTATAAAGGTGCTTTTAAAGACTTAGAAGAAGAACAGCAAAGTAGGGTTCGAGGCGGTGCCGGTTTATCTTATGATCAAATGTAATTTATGACAACTCCAAATTCTAAAAAAACTCCGCCTAAAGGAGCAGTTAAATTCAGCATTAGTCTTACTGAAGAACAGAAACAAGCTAAAGCTAAAATTTTAGATACTCCTGTTAATTTTTTAATTGGGCAAGCAGGTACAGGTAAAACATTATTGGCTGTACAGATTGCTTTAGATATGTTCTTTAAAAGAGAAATAGATCATATCATTATAACTCGTCCAACAATATCTAGTGAAGATAACGGGTTTTTACCGGGGTCCTTACAAGAAAAAATGGATCCGTGGCTTGTTCCTATTAGATCTAACATGCGTAAGGTTTATAACAAACCAGATATTTTAGATAAAATGGAATCTAACCAAGAAATTGAGTTAGTGTCTTTATCACATTTTAGAGGAAGAACTTTTGATAGCGCTGTATGCATTATAGACGAATTTCAAAATTTAACTAAACCTCAGTTACAAATGTGTTTAGGAAGATTAGGTAAGAATAGTAAAATGATTTTTACGGGAGACAAACAACAAATCGATTTAAAAGGAAAAGAGTGGTCAGCAATCCATGACATTGCTAAAATTGAACAATCAAAGTTTGTCAATAAAATTATTCTAAAAGAAAATCATAGACACGAAGCTTTAAATGAAATATTTAGAATGCTAAATGAATATTAATGATATTAGATTTTCCAGTAGAAATACCCACATGGGAAAATGGTGAATATACCACGACCCTCTTTAATACTCGGGAAGAGTATAAAGACTTTGTCTTAAACCGTTTTAAAGTACCTGGTCAGTATAATTTTAACCAGGACGCATCAAATGTCTTTAAGCAACAAGCCCTTCTTTTTAATAAGCAAGGGTTTTATTGTATTCATCCAGAAAATACAAAGGACTTTATAAATTACTGGGAGGATCAGAAAGCTAAATGCCGTTACGGGTTAATAGTTACTAGCGGGAAAGAAACCTGGTATATGACTAGAGACTACTACATGTGGCTTAACTTTTTACCAATCTTTAATAAAGAGACCCAGAGGTTTGGATTTGCTGATGTAAGGGATGCTCAGTATCACATGGCGTTATACGAAGCTTTAGCAGAACTACACTATAGGCATGCATCTGTTTTGAAAAAACGTCAAATTGCATCCTCGTATTTTCATGCTGCTAAACTTATAAATCAACTATGGTTTGAAGAAGGGATTACTCTAAAAATGGGAGCCAGTCTTAAAGACTATATAAACGAAAAAGGTACTTGGAAATTCTTAAACGAGTATGAAGCATTCTTAAATAAGCATACTGCTTGGTACAGACCAATGAATCCCAAGAAAACTTTAATGTGGCAACAAAAGATTGAGATTGTTCAAGGTAAAGACAGACGTAAAACAGAAGTAGGTTTAAAAGGAGTTATGCAAGGAATGTCTTTTGAAAAAGATCCTACTAATGGTGTAGGGGGTCCTTGTAAAATATTCTTTCATGAAGAGGCTGGTATTGCTCCAAAAATGGATAAAACATTTGAGTATATCAGACCAGCGATGAAATCTGGTTTTGTGACAACAG